ATGTCCTCCGAACCGCCCGCCTGGGTGCTCAGCCGCCGGCAGGCGATCGGCAGCCGAATCCGCGACGCTCGACTGCACGCGAACCTCACCCAGTTCGCCCTCGCGGAACGCTGCGGCGTCGACCACCGCACGATTCACCACATCGAGTACGGTCGGTCGGACCCCGGGCTTGGGCTGCTGCTCCAGATCGCCAGCGCCGTCGGCATTCCCCTCGCGGAGTTGGTGCGGTAGGCCCCGGCCGACCGTGGTCGACCGGGACTGGGGTGCCGCGGCTACAGGGCGGGCTGGCCGCTCCCCGGGCAGGTCTCGGTACCGGTGCCGCCGCGCTGGTGCATGGCCGTCGGCTCGCCGGTCGACGCGCCCACTCCCGCGCCGCAGACGGGGCAGGATCCCTCACACATGCCGGGGTCGAATCGCTTGCTCACGGTGCAGTCCTCCTGAGGTAGGTGGTGCTGACGGTGGTGCGATGTGCACTCCCCGGACGACGCCGGGGAGGGTCAGATGGACGCCTGGAGGTCGAACTCACGGCCACCGAGCGTCTGCCCCGAGCGGGCGGTGTAGTGGAGCAGGCAGAACCCGCGGGCGCCGTCATGGAACAGGACGCCGAACCCGGGGTGCTGGGCCTCGGGGCTGTAGGCGCTCGCCTCGGCGATCTGCTTGTTGCCGCTGTTCGCCAGGGCTGCGGCAAGGTAGGCCGTAAGGCGCAGGGGAGTCGTCGACTTGTCCTCGAACAGGGTGGGGTACGGAACCTCGGCCGGAGGCTCGCCCTCGACGGGGATCTCGGGGCCCTCCCACTTGTCGCCCGGGGCGGCGGCGGCCGTGACGCCGATCCAGGCCTGCGCGCCGGTGGTGAGCGTGACGTGGATGCCGCGCAGGTGGTCCTGGCCGCGGTCCCATGGCACGGAGGAAAGGACGTCGGGGGCGTCGGCGAGCGCGGCGGTGGCGAACTGGTGGAAGGTGTCGAGGCGCATTTTGTGATCTTTCGGTCGGTGGCAGCCGAGCCAGTCTAGGCAGGCGCGGGGGATCCCTCGGGCGCGATGCCGAGAACGAGCGCGGCGAGCATTCCGGCGAGGATCAGGCAGTAGATCGCCTGGCGCTGCCACTCCCTCACGGGGTGCTCGGCGTGAGCGGGGGAAGGTCGGGGCGGCCGACGTACGGGGCGCGGACCTCCGTCGCGGCGCGGTACTCGCGGAGCGCCGTGACCATGCTGCGGACCACCACGGCGACCTGTCGGGCGTACGACCATGCCCCGAGGGGGCCGTCGCCGGGTCCGTCGGCCTGGAGCGTGGCCCAGTCCCTCAGGGCTCCCTGCCCGCGGACCGGGCACCGGTGCGCGGGCAGGGCCTCGATGGTCTCGGCGAAGCTGGCGCAGTGCGTCAGGAGCGTGTCGGTGAGCTGCGCGAGCGACACGGCGTCGAGGCCCTGGTCCATCGTGAGTGCCCGGCGGACGGTGAGGAAGGCCTGGTCCTCTTCCTGGTCCTCGGCGGACGTGGCGATCTGGAGGAGGGGTGCGGGCTGCTCGGGCATCGGGTGCTCCCTACCGTCGTGGGGCTGTCGGTACTGCGACGGTAGGGGGCTCGGGAGAGCGCGAGGGGTACGAAAGTACCCCCTGTCTCAGGCGGCCAAGAGGCCGACCTTGACGGCCAGGCGGGAGGCTCGCTCGCGGCGCCCGGCGGCGCGAGCCGAACACTCCTCAAGGATCAGGGACTTCGCGTACCCGTTGTATCGAATGGTCTCCGGCGCCGCCTCGTGGGCCTTCTCCAGGGTGGCGATGGCAACGTCGGGCTGATTGTCGAGCTGGTAGCCGCGGGCCTCCTCGATGCGGTGCCGGGCTCGACGCGGCCGGGACGGAATCGTCGTGGCGTCCGCCCGGGCTGCCTGCCGTACGGACTCGCCGCCGGCGTGCAGCTCCACCGCGACCGTCACGGCATGGGCGCCCATGATGGCCTGGGAGAAGCTGGTGATCGGGTGGAAGTAGTCGCCCGGCAGGGCCTTGGCCATCTTCCGAGCCGTGCTCCAGTGTCTCCACGCCGTGCCCTTGCTGCCTCGGCGGGCCGCGGTGTATCCGGCCTCGAACCGCAGCGCGCCGGCGATCGCCAGGACGCGCTCGTCGGCGTCCGGCAGCAGGGGCGCGAGGTACTCCAGGGCCTGCATGGTGACGGCGTCTGCAGCGTCGTAGTGGCCGGGCCCGGAGTCGCGGTGAGCCTGGGCCATGAGCCAGGCGGAGACGCCGATGGCGTGCGGGTCCGTGGACTGGGCGGCCGCCACCATGCTGCGCTCCGCGACCCGCCACAGCAGGGAGGCGTCGGGCTGGTAGGCCAGGAAGAACTGAGACAGGGAGTATGTCTCGCTCAGCACGGCCTGAGCGGCGCGCCAGTCGGCCTGGGTCTCGGCATGCTGTACGGCGAGGTGGGCATCCCGGATGAGGCCCGGGAGGAGGCCGCCAACGATCTCGCGATGATGGGGCGCCGAGTGCCGGGACTGCCAGGCCACGGCGAGCCGAGCCGCGATGTGCTCGGCGCGGGGCGGGGCCGCGGCAGGGGGGCCGATCGGCAGCGCGTCGACGGCGGCGCGCACGGCGGCGAGCCGAGGGTGGCCGGGGCCCTGGAAGAGCGGGGCATGCATGCTGTGTCCTGTGAGTTCGGAGAGGTCGCGGACCCGGAGCGCCTCAGCGCACCGCAGTACGGTGCCGAGGCCGGGTTCCTCGATACGCCCGCTCTCGACTCGCTTGACCCACTCGACGGACATGCCGATGAGGCCGGCCAGGACCTCGCGGCTCATCCCGCGGTGCTGGCGAAGGATCTGGAGTCGTGTACCGAAGCGGACCGGATCGGCGTACGGGTCCGGGGTAGCATCACGTGACATGGCGGCCTTGCCCCTCTCTGTGCAGACTCGACATCTCACAGCGTATGGGGCAGGGCCGTTGTCGTGTGATCCAGAACGCAACAATCGCCCCCTCCCGCCCGAAGGCGAGAGGGGGCGTTGGTCATCCGGCGATGAGTGGTGCGTCGTCCGGTGTGGGCTCGGGGGGCTCCACACCGCGGTCCCGCATTACGGTCTTCAGCGCGAGGACGTACCGGCGCAGCGCGCCGATCACCCGGGCGTCGTGCACACGTCCCGCCTCCAGCTCGGTGATCCGGCCCTCGGCCGTTCGTAGCTCCTCGCCCTGGCGGACGAGCTCGGCGGCGATTCCCGCGATCGTGGTCAGATCCCGGCGCGGCTCATCGCCGGCGTCTTCGCTCTCCTTCGCCTGCCGGGGCCTGGAGATCCAGGCCACCGCCACGGCCACCACTGCGCCGACCAGAGTCGACAGGACCCCAGTGACGTTCTCAATCTGCATGCTCCGCCCCTCTCGTGCACGATGCGGCTGCACGCCTTAGTCCGGCCACCTCCCGGTGCAGGGTCACGAGTCGCCGGGTGGCCGCCGCGAGGACGGCCAGCAGCGCGGGGAAGGCCCCCCAGGTGACGCCGGAGTACCAGCCCTGAGGGAACTCCCCGAGGAAGCGGGCGCCGGTGTACGCGACGGCCCAGATCCCGGGCATCGCAGACGCGCACAGCCACCCCCACCAGTCCCGCCCGGAGCGCAGCACCGACGCCGCACAGGAAGCGGCACCAGTCGCGATCCACACCCACCCCCAGACGTCCAGAGGGACGAGCGACGTCAGCGCCGCCGCCCCCCGAGCCGTCCCGAACCGCGGGTCGGCGATGAGCCCCGACCCGTAGTTGATCCACGCGACGCCCGCGATGAGCAGCGCGGCGCCGCGGTAGCCGAGTCGGCGGCCGGCCTGCCGCGCCAGGCCGGTCATCAGACGTCCTTGACGAGCGATGCGGAGTTCGTGACGGACCGCCAGCGGGCAATGAGCCCCTTCACGAGCGCGAGGCTCGCGGCGACTCCGGCCATGCCGGCGGCCTCCCACATGGTCAGGTCGAAGGGCCTTGTGACGACGACGGCGCCGAGCCCGGCCTGGAGGCCAGTGGACACGACGCGCTCGGCGAGATCGCGAACGTAGGTCTTGCCGGTCTTGAGGACCGTCTCGGCATGGGGCAGGTCGATCGAGTGCGGTGCGGACATGGTGCTGGTTCCCTTCACTTCGAGGTCTTGGGGACGCGGAGTGCGGTCCAAGAGGTGGGGCCGGGGATGCCGTCGGCGTCGGAGCCGCGGAAGCCGAGCTTGCGCTGCCACTTCGCGTAGCTGAGGCGGTCGGCCTCGGTCCAGCGGGGTCCGGGGCCCGACTTGTACGCCGAGCAGCCCTCGGCGACGAGGCGGCGGCCCATGGCGGTGATGACGGGCGAGCTCACGCCCGAGCGGAAGAACGAGGTCCCGGGGAAACGTTCCAGGGCCGGCCGCGTCGGCGGGGTGGGCTTGGGCCCGGCGGGCTTCGCCGGGTCCTTGCCGAGGCGAGTCTGCACGCGCACGCGCATGGCGGGCATGCCGAAGCCCTTGGGGTCGCTCTTCCAGTCGGACCACTCCAGGTGGCCGATGACGGACCGGGCGCCCCAGCCGTGCGCGCGGCACAGAGCGGCGGACACACGCTCGATGGCGAGCAGCTGCTCGGCGGGCCACGGGTCGGCGCCGTTGCCGAGGTTGACGCACTCGAAGCCGTAGAAGCGGGAGTTCCCGTCGACGGCTCCGGGGCTCCCCTGATGGACGCGCGGGGCCGGAGGGCGCTCGTCGTAGGTCTCGGTGACGACGGCCTGGAGGACGGACGGGTCGCCGCCGCCGGCGTGGTTCGCGCGGCCGTTGCCGACGAGGTGGACGGTGCCGTCCTTGGCGATGACGCCGTGGCAGAGCGGTCCCGGCAGGCCCTCGTAGCCGTTGAAGCACATCTCGACGGAGGAGGCGGTGCCGGAGCTGACGGTGTGGTGGATCATCACTCCGGCGACCGGGCCCCAGTCGCCAACGCTGTTGCGGTTGTGGGTGCGCCAGCCGGGGTGTTCTACGACGGTGACGCCTTCCGCCCGGAGCACGGCGAGCAGCCGGTCCGGGCCGAGCGGTGTGGCCATGGTGAGGACCTCCAGAGATGCAAGAAGCCCCGGGCCAGGACGGCGCGGGGCGGGACGGCGGCGGTGTGGGTTCAGGCGACGATGAGGTTCCCCCAGCGCGCCTTGGCGTCGCGTACACCAAGGTGGGGGTACATGTCGCCCCGGTACGACGCGTCCGTGACCGTGACGCTGTTCGGTGCGCCGACAGTGGTCCGGGTGGCGGTGATCTGGCCGGGCGTCACCTGGACCCGAAGGTGGTACACCGTGCCGGGGACGAGCGCGGCACTGACCACTCCGCCGAGCTTCGTTGCCGGGGTGGTGCCACCGTAGGTCTTGAAGATGTCCACGGCTCCGCTGCTGCGCACCAGAATGTTGTAGCCCGCCCGACGCGCGCCCCCGGTGGTGACGTCGTCGTCGTACTCGGCATCTCCCGTAGTCAGCGTGAGCTGGAGCGACGACCCTGCGGAGTCCGCCGCGTCGAGGGCGAAGTCGAAGTCGATGGTGAACGCCTCAGGGAGCGGGCCGAGGTAGCCCTGCATGACTCCCAGGTAGCCGAGGTTCTCGGCGTGCAGGCTGCCGGAGGTGTCGAGCCCGAACCATGCTGGCGCCTGGAACTGGCCGCGGTCCTCCTGGCCGCCGACGATGCCGAGCATTCCGTGGAAGTACGTCTGCGCGCTGAAGATGTCCCGGGTGCGCATCGGGCCGGCGGCCCGCACGTACCAGGGGTCGTCGGAGATGACCGCCCACACCGAGTCGAGAGGCAGGGCCGCGAGGTCTGCCCGGCGGTTGACGGTGTAGACGATCACCCGCAGCCCGGCCGCCGCAGCGGCTTCGATCGCGGCGACCGGTGTGCGTGCTGGGTTGAGGCCGATGTACTGCGTCCCGGCGGCGAGCAGCCCGGCGTAGGTCTGGCCGGCGGGCAGGGTGCCGTCTTCGTCGAGCAGGATCGTCGGGATCCCCGCGGCGCGGGCGGGGGCGAGCTCGGCCTCGTTCCACGCCATGATGAGCACGGCGCCCGCGCGCTCGTGCCGCTGCACCGCCTCGACCGCCGCCGCGCCGGAGTTGGTGTTGTTGCAGTGCACGACGAGCGGGGTCTGCCCGCTGATCTCGGCGAGCACCTCGGCGAAGAGCGGAATGCGCAGGTCGGTGGGCCAGCTGTTGCAGAACCAGCCGCCTGCGTCCACCCGGCCTCGCAGGGCGGCCGGCGTGGTGAGGCCACTGGTGGGACCCGTGAGGTTGCTGGTCCGGTCGGCGGTGCTGTCGTGCATGACGACGAGCCCGCCGTCCTGCAGCCGGTAGACGTCGATCTCGATCGCGTCGATGCCCAGCTCGACCGCCATTCGAAATGCATCGAGTGTGTTCTCGGGGCCCATCCACCGGCCGCCGCGGTGGGCGATCCAGCGGGGCGCGGGCGCGTTGTCGAGGTCCGCCCAGGAGGCGGACGGGCCGTCAGATTCGAGTGACAAGATGCCCCCTCTCACAGGGAGGTCAGGCGGCGGCTGGGGCGTCGGACTCTTGCTCAGGGGGGATGGCCTCCGGCGGCGTCTCGCCGGGCGGCGGAGGCGCGTCGACCGGCGAGGCCACGGGCAGCAGCGGCCCGTCGGGCAGCGGCTCGATGGGGGGGCGGTCGGGTGGCGTGGACATGAGGGCCTCCGGTCAGATCTGGTAGGCGGAGTAGAGGGTGGCGCGCAGGGTGCCGGTGCCGGCGGTGCGGCGGCCCTGGACCATGAGGTCGATCTGCTGCATGTGGCTGTAGCTGTCGAGGGCGTAGGGGCCGAGCGAGAAGTAGGCCACGGAGAAGGCGACGGAGGCGGTGGCGCGGACGGTGCCGCCGACGGCCATCTCGATCGTGCCGGTGGCGCCGCTGGTGTCCATCGACGCCTGCATGACCAGGGCGATGTTCGGGAGCTGCTTGTAGAACCGCCCCCGCCACAGCGGTGTTGTCGTGGTGCCGGTGGCGCGCGGCCAGTAGTCCCAGCTGCCCTCGTAGGCGGGGCCCAGCGGGACGGGCAGGTAGGGGCGGGCGAGGCCTTGGCCGTCGGCGTCCTCGGCCATGATGACGTTCCCGGTTCGGTCGTACATCCTCCAGGTCTGCGCCTCGGACCCGGACGGCGGGTAGGCGTAGCAGGCCAGGGCCAGGCCGCCGTCCTCGCGGCGCAGCTGGATGGCCTGCTGGGCGGACCCGTCGCCGTGGTTGTACTGCGGGTCGGTGAGTGTGCCGATGTCGACCATGCGGACGCGGCCCGGGGTGTCCATCGCGAGGCGTCCACCGTCGGTGATGCGCAGTCCGCCGGCGCCGACGGCGGCGTCCTCGAGGCGGCGGGCGGCCCGCAGTTCGCGGACCTGTCGCTTGAGGTCGGCGATGTCGCGGGCCATCTGCTGGGGGCCGCCGGGCAGCTGGTCGCCGGGGGTGGGCACGTTAGTCCTCCTCGATCAGGACGGGCACGAGTCGGTCGGCTGCGGCATCCAGCTCCCACGACCAGACGCGGGCGATGATTTCGGCGCCGTCTGGGTGGCGGGGCGAGGAGTCGACCGCCACGCGGATCGTGTCGCCGATGCCCCAGTCCCGTCCGAGCCGGGGGGCCTGGGAGGCGACCGCCTCGACGGACCACACACGTGCTCCGGTCGCCATCAGGGCGAGGGCCTTGACTGCGTGGGCGGTGAGCTGGGCAGGGTCGGTCAGGCCCGAGGCCGGTGTGTAGCGGTGGACGTAGCGGGGCCAGCCCGCGCCCTCGAGGGCGGTGGCGACCTGGCTTCCGCTGGACAGCCGGGCGGCGCCCTCCCCCTCGCCGCGGGCCACGACGGCGGTGGCGCCCTTGCCGCTCTCGTAGGACTCGCTGAGGACGTAGGAGCTGATGCAGCCGGGGAAGTCGAACACGGCTTCCGGAGCCTCGCTCTGGGTCCCGATGGCGCGCCGCACACGGACGGGCAGGACGAAGCCGGAGCGGGCCGAATCTGCCCAGGCCACATCCACAGTCCATTCCGGCCCCCCGTCCTGGCCCATGACCTCCTGGAGGGCGGACAGGACAGTGCGGTCGTCCCCGTCCAGGGCCGAGTAGTCCATGAGGACGCCGGTCGAGGGGGCGTCCATGACGAACGGCGGCCCCTGCCCCAGCGGGGCGGCCATGAGCGCGGTCAGGACGGCGGCCTGGTCCTGCTGCAGCTGGGTCACGTTGCCGGTGTACCGGCGGTCCAGATACGCCTCGGGGCTGGTGGCGCCCAGCGTCGCCGTCCAGGACGACCCGGCGTCCCGGGTGAGGACGATGCCCGCCCAGACGGGCTGGCCGGTAAGGCGGTCGACGCCGACGAGGAGGCTGCGCCCGGGGTCGGTCGCGGCGACCCAGTCCTGCCCCGCTCCGGCGATGCCGAGATCGAAGCCGGTGCTGGTGGCCGAGCCGAGGCGCTTGGTGAGGGGGCCGGATGGTCGGAGGGAGCGCAGGTCTTCGATGATCTGGCCGGTGCGCAGGTCGCAGCCGAACCAGTCCAGCTCCACCGGCGCGGATGCGGCGCTCATGCCAGCGGGTACCTGATGCCCCGGAGGGCGAACCAGGTGGTCTCTGCCGTGCCGGCGGCATGGGCGACGAGGGAGACGGTGCCGTCGATGTTGAAGTCGATCTTGACGCTGTGGACCACGTTGGAGTCGCCCGAGGGGGTGCTCACGCTCTGACGGGGGATGACGAAGGAGGCCCGGCCTGCGGGCCGGAAGCTGGCGGCCAGGGCGGTCTGGAGGATGTTGAGGATCTGGGATCCGGCAGTGCGCTGGGCGCCGCCGTCCCACTCCATGTAGTCGGTGCCCCGCTCGGTGAACTTTCTGTACCGGATGGGGCCGTTGGCGTTGCCGTTGGAGGTGAAGTCGCCGGTGGTGTAGGACGCCGCCAGGGTGGGCGTGGTCCATGCGACGCTCTCGACCTTCGCCATCGTCTCCCAGGTGGACCCGTTCCAGCGGCGCAGGTTGCTCTGGTCGTCGTAGAACTGACCGACATAGGGACTGGCCGGGGCCGAGGCCTGGAGCGGCAGGATTCCGCCAGGGGCGACAGTGTAGGGGCGCACGGCGGTGGACACGGCGGGCGATCCGCCGCCAGAGGCCGGCACGCTGATCGTGGCCAGCGGCATGTAGATCTGGGTGCCGGCCGGGACCGGTGCCGCGGGCGTGGAGGACGCTGTCCCGGCCAGGTAGACGACGTCGGCGGTGTTGAGGCCGGAGGCGTCCACCGCGTTGCACCACACCCGCAGGTAAACCAGGTCGATGCGGGGGAGGGTCGCGTGGGCGGCGGTGAGGGTCAAGGTGCTGCTGGACGCCATGGGCACCCGGAAGACACCCTCGCCGGCGTAGTAGACCAGGGCGATGCCGGGGCTGACGGTGATGGTGCTGCCGGACAGCGACACGGCGAGGCCGCCGGTGCCGGGAACAATGCCGGATCGGGCGCTGAGCGCCGATCCGGAGTGCATCGTCAGGGCCAAGTCGCTGCGGCGCAAGAGCTGCCCAGTCAGCGCGACGGTGTCGATCCAGGTGGGGGTGACCGCTACCACGGCGGTGCTCCTTTCACATCCATGCTGAGCGCCAGCGCGCGGTGAGCTTCGCCCCGCTGCTGTACGAGGCGGCGGTGAACTGGAACGAGGTCTGGCTGCCGGCGGGGATGACTGGCCAGCCGGTGGGCGTGGACAGGAACCGCCGGCGAGACACGTCGCCGTTGAGGATCACGCTGTGCGCGTCGGTGTCGATGACTAGCTGCTCGCCCGCCCCGATGGACTGGGAGTAGACGAGGGACCGGACCGTTCCGTCGGGCATCTGGGCGAGGACCCGGGGGCTGTCCACGGGCCCGTCGATGAGGAAGACCGGCCGGGTCTCGAAGGTGCCCAGATTGGGTGCGTCGATGACGCCGGACACGCTTGTCGAGACGATCGTGACCGGCGGGGTGACGGGCGGGGCCAGGCCGCCGGTGGTGACCGGCAGCATGGTCTCGCCGCTCTGCAGCACGGTCGCGTAGCGGCGGGGATCGGCGGCGGTGACCATCAGGGAGTACGAGGCGAGCCGGTCGGTCAGGTACTGCATGATCGTCTTTCCCGACCGGCGCACCACGGTCTGCTTCGGCGTGCTCTCGTACACCACCAGCAGGGTGTCGGTGAGTGCGACGGCGGCCCGCAGGCGTTCCATCGCGTCATCGAGGGACGCCCGGTCGGCGGCCTCGATGACACCGGCCGCGGTGATGGGCCGTTCGCCGAGGTAGACCGGGGAGGCCCAGGCGCCGTGGTCGGCCTCGCGCGGCCGTGTCTCGGTGCGGACTTCGGCGGAGTCCCAGCCCTGGAGCTCCTGCAGTCGCCAGGCGACGCCCGCCGAGTCCACGCTGCCGAGCGGGACCGGACCGATATCCGCCCGCAGCCCGCCCAGGTCCTGCCCCTCCACATAGCTCACGTGGCCCTGCCTCCCTTCTGTGTGTCAGCTGATCAGCGACATCTGCCGGGCGACGTCCATCGCCTGTTCGGCGGTCGTCTGCTTCGCCCCGTGCAGGTGCACCTCGTAGGTGCGGGTGACCGTCGTGCCTGCACCGCCGGATGCCGGGCCGGTGCCGCGGTAGCGGGCGGCGGGGGTCAGCTGGTAGCCCATGCGGGCCGCCGTCCTGGACAGCAGCATCCGCGAGCGCGCCGACCCGTCGTGCGGGATCCATGACTCGGGGACGCCTGCCTCGCCACCCAGGACGAGCGAGGGCTGGGTGAGGATGCCGCCGCGGGCCATCGCGACGACCCCGCCTTGCCCCGCCCACTGCTTCAAGAACACGCTCTTGTACGCCGTGGGCAGCGCGTTGATCTGAGCCATCATGCGCGGCACCAGCTTCTTGAGGACCGCCATATCGAGTCCGGCGGCGGCCAGTTCGGCGTAGCCCCGGCCGGGCGCGGAGCGCAGGGTGGAGAGCAAGACCAGAGAGTTCGCCAGATCCTCGCCCGTCAGCGTGCTCTGGGCCTGGCCGACGGCCTTGTTTGCCGCCGCCGCCGCCGTGGGGCTCTTGGCGGCCTCGTGCGCGAGGGTCATCGCGGTGGAGTCGCCCTGCGCCGCGAGAGCCTGGGCCAGGTCCCCGAAGCCCTGCGCCGCCAGCTTCTGGAGGTCCGCAGCGAACTGCCGACTCTCCTTCGTGGCGCCGCCGAGCTGGCTGGTGAAGTCCGCCAGCGTGGCCTTGGCGGTCGCCCCGGTCGCCTTGAGCTTGGCGACGATGTCGCGGAACTGCTTGTCGGACGCGCCCGCCAGGGAGTTGACCAGGGCGTATCCGTCCTCACCCATGGACTCCAGCAGATCCTTGATCTCCTGCCCGCCACGCTTCCCGATCTTCGCCAGGTTGTTGCGCCACGTCGTCGTCGCCGCGAGCGAGGCGGTGAGCTGCTTCTGGTAGGCGGTCAAGTTGAAGGAGGTCGGTGCCTTCGCCCCGTCCTTCAGCCCGAGCTGCCGGTCCAAGTTGTTGACGTCGCTCCTCTCCTGCTTGACCTTGGTGTCGGCCGCACGCTTGGCGTTCCTGGCCGACTTCGTCCTGTCTGCGGCAGCTGCATCCGCCTTCGCAGCGCTGCGCCGCGCGTCGGCGAGACGCTTCTCCGCTGCCAGCAGCTGGGATTTCGTGTGCTTGCCGCGTCGCACCCTGGCCAAGTTGTCCTCGGCCTCGCCGACCTTCCGCGCGCCCTCCTTACGCGTCGCGGCCTGCTTCTTCTCCGCGTCCTTGAGGGCGTCCGTCTTCTTCTTCAAGTCAGCCAGGGCCTTGGCCAAGTCGCTGAACGCGTCCCTCAGCCGCTGGACCAGGGTGTCGTAGCGCTCCTTGGCGTTGCCCGGGCCACCGAGGACGGCGGTGCTGTTCGGTGCGTAGCTGAAAGACCCGCCCAGCAGACCACCGTTCGCGAACCGGCCAGCGTTGAGCCGGTCGAACATGGCGGCGCCGTACTTGCGCACGGACGCCGCCTTGATGACGTACTCGCCGCGCGACAGCCACGTGGGGACACTGTCCGACCTCTCCGTACCCGGCCCGTACACCGGGCCGCCCCACGGCATCCACTGCACGTCACCGCCGGCGGCGTACCCGCGGATGATCCCTCCGGTGGCGTGCTTCGACTGATTGCCTTCACCAGCCTGCGGGCGCCCGAGCGAGTTGCTCTGGACCGTTCGGTGGACGGTGGTGACCGTCAGGGTCCGGCCGTGCAGCTCCGCGATCGCGGCCGCCAGCGCCCGGACATCACCCTGGGCGGCGCCGGTCGGCGCCGTGATGGTCAGCTGCTTCCCGTTGGTCGTCTTGATCTTGTACCCGAGGTCCTCGAGGGCCTTGCGGGCGTCCTTGGTCAGGGCGTCGACGGTGACCGTCTTGCCCTTGGTGGTCTGGAGCTTGTGCTTGACCTCCTCCAGGTTCCGCACCGCGGCCGACGTGTTGGCCTTGATGTCGGTCTTCACGGCGAGGGGCAGCTGGGCGTAGGCGACGATCAGCCGCTCGATCGCGTCCTCGCTGAAGTTCGCCGCGCGCATCTGCTCGCGCAGGAGGCCGATGTCCTTCTCCAGGACGGCCTGCCCGGCGGCCTGGCTGTTCTTCTGCGAGGCGACCGCCTCGGCGTGCGCCATCGCGGCCGAGGCGGCGTCCAGGAACGCAGACTTGACCCGCCGGCCCTTCTCGGACGTGACGTCCAGGCTGCGCCCGTTCTCCTTGACCGTGTCGGTCAGATCGGCGAGTGACTGCCGGAAGCCGATCTCCTTTTCCGCCGAGCTGATCGCGACACCGTTGAGCGTGCTCAGGGCGTCCGAGAGACGCTCGGCCTCGGTGCGCTGGTCCTTCAGCTGGTCGGCGGTCAGGCCGAGTTGCTGGGCCAGCTGCTCCTGGGAGGTCGCGTTCGTCTTGCTCTGGACGTCCATGCCGGCGAGCGCGTCGGTGTACTGCGGCAGCAGCGTCAGCAGCTTCTCTTTGCTGGTGCCGTCCTCGGCGGCGGCGGCGGCGAGGCGGTTGAACGCGTCGGAAGCGAGCTGGGCGTTGCCGGACTGGGCGAGCTGCCCGAGGGCCTCGTCGACGGACTTGATCTTGTCGCGGGCCTCCTGCAGGGGGATCTGCGTCTCGGCGATGCCCTCGGTGAGGCCGAAGGTGATGCTGTTGACGATGTCCGTCGTGCGGGCTTCCCAGTCGGGGTGGGCCACACGCTTCACGGCCTCGCCGAAGCCGTCGAGGTCTGCCCCCAGCGACTTCAGGCCCTCGCCGCCGATCTTGCCCGTCTTGCCGAGGTCGACGAGGGAGGACGCCATCTTCGACACCGACGGCGGCGCGTCCGCGAACTGCTCGCGGACCTTCTGGCTGGCGTAGGAGATCAGCTCCAGGCCCGCGACGACGAGACCGACCTGGCCCAGCATGCCCAGGGCCGTGCGAGTGCGGGCGGCGGTCACGCCCATGGAGACGAGAGCCGCGCGGGTGGCGGCGATCCGGGGGATCAGCAGCAGGATGCCCGCCCCCACGAGCGCGACGGCGCCGCCGAACCCCATGAACAGCGTGACCGCGTGCTGCACCTCGGGGGAGAGGCTGTTGTAGGCGTTGACGGCGTTCGTCACCCACTGCGTCATCGTGCGCAGCGTTCCGTTCGCCGCCGAGCCACCCTCGATGAGCGCGGTCTCGATCGCGCCGCGCAGGCGCTCCAGGTCGCCGATGAGGTTGTCCGTCTGGATGGAGGCCATCCGGCCGGCGGCGCCCTGGTCGTTGACCGCGTCCACGTACTTCTTGATGCCGTCGGCGCCCAGCTCGTACATGATCGTGGCCGAACGGACAGCGTCAGCGCCGAAGATGGTGGCCATCGCCGCATTTCGGGCCTCCGGCGTGAGCTGACTGAAGGAGGTCTTCATCCGCCCGGCCAGCTCGTTCAGGCCGACGAACTCGCCCTTGGAGTCGTAGGCGGAGAACCCGATCTGGGCCATCATCTCCGCAGCCTCCTTGGACTGCGGCACCAAGCGCTGAAGCATGACCTTCAGGGAGGTACCGGCGTCCGAGCCGATCAGCGCGTGGTCGGCGAACGCCGCCAGCGTGCCGACAGTGTCCTCGATGGACAGGCCGGTCTGGTGGGCGAGCAGACCGCCCATGCGCAGCGACATCGCCAGCCCGTGCACGTCCGCCGCGCTCTTGTTGGCGCCGGCGGCCAGGAGGTCGGCGATGTGCGTAACGTCCTTGCCCGCGAGACCGAAGGTGTTCATCGCCTGCGCGGAGACGACGGCGGCCTCGGTCAGGTCGACCTGCCCGGCCGCGGCGAGCGCCAGGGAGCCCTTGAGAGCGCCGCCGATGATGTCCGCGGTCTTCACGCCCGCACGCGCCAGCTCCGCCTCCGCGCGGGCCGCCTCGGTCGCCGTGAAGCTGGTCGTCTTCCCGGCCTCCAGGGCCGCCGAGCGCAGCTGCTGCATTTCCTTGCCGGTGGCCCCGGTCACGGACCGGACGTTCGACAGCTCCTTGTCGAACTTCGCCGCCGACGCGGCGGCGACAGCGAACCCGGCGACGAGCGCCGTGCCGACGACGGCGCCCGCGTTGGCGACCTGCGAGGTGTTGCGCGCGGCCGTGCGCATGGATGCCGTGTACCGGCTGACGTCCGCCGTCAGCCGGACGTTGACGCTACGAGTGACCACGGCTCACCTCCCTGGGGCGTTCGATGTGGACGTGCAGTCCGTCGGCGGAGCCGTTCTTGTCCTGGTAGGCCCTGACGGACGTCGCGGACGTGGTGCAGGCGTGGCACCGGATCAGCTCGGCGCGGTAGGCGAACTCGTTGTCCTTGTCGGTGGCTTCGTGCCAGGGCTGGCCGCAGTCGGGGCACGCGTTCGCCTCGACGTCCAGCAGGGCGAGCGCCCACGCCCGGTCGTCGTCGAGCCACAGCGGTTCGCCGTCGGCGACCACGCGGCCCAGGAACACCGAGCGGGGCACCCCCCAGGCGCGGGCGGCCTCTAGCTCTCGCCGCCAAGGCCCGCCAGGAGCGCGGAGGCGGCCAGCGAGAAAGGGACGACGTCGCTGGAGTGGTGGACATCCCAGGCGGCCTCGAACAACTTCTTGATCTCGCCCTCGTTGATGACCTCGAACAGCTCCTTGACCTGCTCGAGCGACATCACCGGGTCCGCGCAGGAGGCGGCGATCAGCGCCGGGGTGAACGTCTCCAGCTTGAACAGCTCGTTCTCGTCGACCGAGGGGTGGCCGGCCAGCAGGTCGCTGTACGCGCGGTCCCCGATGTACCGGAAGGTGAACGGCTCCTCCGAATCCTGGGCCTCCTCGCGTGCCTGCTTCAGCTCGGCGGCGATCCGCCGGCCGGGATGCACCTCGGTGATGTCCGCGGGCTCCCAGTCCTCCGAGGCCCTCGCCAGCTCTTCCGTGAGGCTCTGGACCCGGCCGGCCAGGTCACCGCGGATACACACCTTGACGGTTCGCTCACGGGGCTTGGCCCGCTTGAGGATGTCCTCGATGCTGCTCGCCATCAGGCGTCTACCTCCATGTTGGTACGCCGTCCCCCGCGAGGGACGGCCTGCAAGTCCCGGTTGTGTGCCAGGGCGGCCGCCGAGATACCGAACGGCCGGAACAAGGCACATGCCGCGCACTTCCCGTACGTGCGCCCCCCGAGCTCGGGCGCTTCGCACACACAGGTCGAGTGGGCGCAGGAAACCGACGAGCAGTCACCGTGGAACAGGCCCTTCTCGCCCTGCCACCAGCGGCCGCGCGGCCCGTCCCACGAGTGCGAGACGTTGACCTGATCTCCCTTGACGCTGCGCCCGCCGCACCAGGAACAGCGGGTGAGGAGGCGGCGGCGCAGGTTCTGGTAGAAGCAGAGCTGGATCTTGTAGTGGTGGACGTGCCAGCGCCAGCTGCGCGCGAACCGCCAGGTGCCGTCGCGCCGCTGGACGCGCCTCCCGCAGACCGACAGCCCGTCGTGTCCCTTCGGCTCGCGGTGCCACACGGTGACCCACGAGGGCCAGTAGTAGTCACGGCCGTTGAGACGCCAGAAGGGGCTGTAGCTGGACGGCTTCCACCAGGGGCGAGCTCCCTCACGGTGCGGCGGCTCGTCGGCGCACCAGGTGCCGCAGTCGTGGTGAAGGCGGATACGCCAGCGCGCGGAAGCGTCACTCGTAGAGGGAAGCGGGGAGGGCTGCGGCCACGGGCGGCGAATCTCGAACGCGACGGTGAGGGGATCGTGCATCAGGCCACCGTCGCGGCGGTCGCCGGGGTGTCCGTGCACTTCATCTTCGACGTGAACTTCATGACCTCGTTCGCCGCCGGGGCGCTGTTCGCGGGCTCGGCGCAGGTCATCGGGTATCCCTCGACCTTCTGCCCGGCCGCCCAGGCGGCGGCGAAGTCGATGCCGCGGCGGACGAACAGGAAGCCGGACACCCCGTACTTCAGCGTCGTGAACGGGGCGTCGTCGGTCGGGTTGTCGCCGCGCTTGAACGTGATCTCCGTGTCGAAGCTGACGCGGCCGACGGTGCCGGTGTCGAACTTCGAGGCGAGCGAGGAGGTGTCGACGTCGGCGGTGGTCGGGTCGAGCTTGAGGCCGTCGGGGGTGATGCGCTTGGTGTAGTCGGCGCCGGCGTTCAGTTCCGCGACGGTCGGCGCGTTGAGGTTGCCGACGGTCGACAGCCACACGACGCGGGTCTTGCCGTCCGAGATCAGGTCAGCCATGAGGTCCTCCGGGGATGAAGAAACCCCGGGCCGGACGGCTCGGGGCGGTGAAGGGGCGGGTGAGTCAGATGCGCAGGGCTGCCACCGTGACGGTGGTCGCCGAGCTGTAGCCGATGCCGCACAGGCCGTCGGTGGCGTTCTGAAGCAGGTCGGCGGAGAGCGGGCCGATCAGCCGCTCCCCGGAGGCCGGGACGGAAACGGTGGGGCTGGTGACGGCCTGCCCGCGCACGGCGGCGGTCGCGGTGAGGGTGACGGTGATCGGCGAGCCGGAGCCGTTCTTGACGTGCAGGAAGTTCCGGTCCCCGGGCTCGCACTTGTCGCCGCCCCCGGCCGCGGCCGCGTAGGTGGGGGCGAGGCCGGCGAGGGCGATCGTCTGGGTGGGCAGGGTGGCCATGAGGTTCTCCGATCAGGCGAGGGTCGAACAGATGCGGTACTGGACCGGCACGAAGTAGAGCGGCGGGTTGACGTCGTCGTCACGCTGGACGGGCGGCCCGCCGAGGTCCTCGGGCCGCCAGGACACGCGGCCGTCCACCACCAGGGGCCTGGACAGGGCCCGCCGGACACGGCCCGCGACCCACAGGGCCCGCTCCACGTCGCTGCCCACGCAGGTGATCTGCATCAGGGAGTCGAGGGTGGTCCGCTCGTCGGCGAGCGACTCACGCACGGCGGTGCCCGGGTCCGGGTAGAGGACCGCGAACTTGTCCGGCGGAGCCCAGGCGCCGGTCGGCGTGCCGCCCACGAACACCGTCAGGTCGGCCGCTACGAGTGCGGCCTGGACCGCGTCGACGTGGGGCAGCACGTCGGGTACGGGAGGGGTGCTCACAGCCTCACCGCCAGGCCAGGCCGCGCTCGGCGAGCAGCGCCACCTGTGCCTCGAAGCGGGGCAGCTCTGCGGCCAGGGCCCGGCCGCCGTCGTTGTGCGGCGGGTTCTTCACCGAGCCGTACTCCAGCAGGTTGCCGAGCGCACCCTGCGGGCCGCCCTTGTCCGGGCCGATCTCGGCGCTGACAATGTCCCGCCCGAACGGGGTCAGGGTGTAGCTGACCGAACGGGGGTAGTGCTTGGCGTGCCGACGGCCGGTGGCCCGGGCGTTGGCCCGCCAGTCGTTCTTGATGTTCAGCGCGCCGCGGGCGACGACCCCCCGGCTCGCCTGCCGGATGCGGGGGATAGAGCGCGCCAGGTGCTGCTCCAGGCGCCGCACGTCGCTCATGTCGAAGCGGGCAGTGGTCATGACCTGTCCTCCGTCGTCAGGCGCCAGGCGGTGGCCTGGTCGGCGTAGGTGGTGCCGGTCACCCACAGGGTCAGGCCCGCCATGCGCGGGTCAGGCGAGGTGAGGACCTCAACCCGCAGCCCGGGCCGGGCGCGCTGGCCGGTCGGGAGCTCGGTGGCCCAGGGCACGGACACCCGGTACTCCAGGAGCCGCACCTCACGCTCGCCGGCCTGGGCGTCCTCGCCGGAGGCTTGGGCGACCGGCTCGATGCGGGCCTTTCCCTCGTAGAGGGTGGTCGTCTCTCCGGGCACGGTGGTGCCGTCCTCGCGGTTGAAGACGTCGGGGCCCTGCTCGTAGAGCCGGATACGGTCCCGCATGCGCTGCTCGGCAGCCCGGCGGCCGGCGGCGAGGACCGAGTCGATGTTCACCCGCTCACCCCCCAGGTCTGGACGGCGAAGGCCTTGCGGATGGTGTCGGCCTCTCCCGCAAGCAGGGAGGCGCGGGCGTCGACGAGGGTCTCGGAGTAGTCGTCGATGCTGCGCTGGCGGACCAGGTCGAGGTTGGCCAGGACCCGTTTCACCGCGTCGCAGGCCACCGACACCGCGACCTGGTAGGCGACGTCGTCGGTGTCGAGGCCGTGCGAGTACGTCACCGTCACGGGCCCGGTCCAGAGGCATCCGTCGGTGCGGGTCAGGCGTTCCCCGCCGTCCCACGTCCACGCGGTGGCGGGCAGGCCCGCCACGGCGGTGACGTCTCTGACGGGCCGCTGCGGCAGCGTCAGCACCACCGTGCCGGAGCCGCGCAGGGTGACCACGTCGTCGTTGACGCGGCTGATCTGCTGGTAGCCGGCCTCCATCCGGATGAGGTGGGAAGCGTCGGTCAGCAGCCGGTTGGCCTGGGACTGCTCGACGCCTTCCAGGGTGCGGCCCAGGCGTTCGCCGAGGTCCGCAGACGTGGCGAACGGTCCCAGCATCGCCTCAGCCTCCGTACTGCTTGATCAGCTCGGCCTTCGTCATCTTCTCGACCTGGGCGTGCACCTCGGGGTCGTTGTCGACCACGCTGGAGATCACCCACTGCCGCCACTCGGCGACGGAAGCCCCCTTGTCCGGCGCCGGGGTGACCGCTCCCGCCTCACGGCCGTCCCCGTCCGCCTGGCCGTCGGCCTCCGGACCGGCGGGCGGGGCGGGGGGCTGGGGGCCGCCGGGCAGGCCCGGCGCGTACACCTCGGGCCCGTGGGGGTTGGCCTCGCCCGCGTTGACCGGGGCCTGGAAGTCGCCCGGCTTCGGGCTGACGGCGGCGTCCCGGAGCCGGGCGCCGACCACGGTGGTGGTGATGTCGCGCGGGTCGGCCTGGGACGGCGCCGGGCCTGCGGCGACCGGGTTGGTGCGCTCGTTGTCGATCAGGTACCCGGCGCCACGGCAGTAGCCGATGATCGCCACGTCGTCGGTCTCGGCGACGCCATCCACGAAGTGGAGTCCGCCGGGCCCGTCGCCGGTGAATCCGGCGACCGGGGTCTCGATGCGTGCCATGTCGATCTCCTCAGGCGGACTTGATGTTGCGCAGGACGGCGGCGGCCTTGGTCGCCTTGAGCACGACGGCCGCCGGCCCGAGCTCCACCTCGCCCGTCTTCACGGCACCGGAGGTGGTGAAGTCGGGCAGCCACTGCTTCACCAGCGGGCGCCCGGCCATCGAGACGCCGTGGAAGCCGTCCAGGCCGAAGCGGACCGCGAAGAGATCACCGAGGTTGGTGATGTTGCCGCCCGCGCCGCCCGCGTCGGTGTCCCGGGTGACCAGGCCGATGACGTCGGTGTTGGACCCGGCCTTGGCGCCGAGGTCCACCAGCGGGATCCCGTTGTACCGGTCGACGGGCCGGCCGAAGGCGTCCTGCGTCTTGTCGTACTGGTCGGCCCAGATCGCGAGCGTCTTGATGGCGGCCAGGGTCTTCTTGGGGCCCATGATCGCGCTGGGGGCGTCGTCCATCGCGGACAGCCAGGCATCGACGTGCCGCAGCTGGACCAGAGCGCCGGCCTTGTCGGACACGGTGGTCCAGTCGAGGTATCCGACGCTCACGCCGTTGCTCAGCGGCAGGTACTCGGTCGAGCTGCCGGTCAGGATCTTCGACAGTCCGTCGAAGCCGGCGGAGTCGACGGCTGTGTCTCCATTGATCACGGCGTCGGCGAACTTCGCCCGGGTCGCCTTGATCTTCTGCTGCATCTGCAGGGTGGTCTCCGCAGCCGCCGCGACCCCGTCGAGGACACGGTCGATCTGGAAGGAACCGCCGAGCGGCTTCAGGTCGACGGTGTAGCGCTGCTTGGTGACCTCGCCCGGGGTGTACTCCGAGTTGATCGCGCGGAAAGCGGCATCCGCCTGTGTGATCAGCCGGGTGTACCCGTAGGTCAGGGTCGCCCCGCTTCCGGCCTGGTTCACGACGTCGTCGAACGTCATGTTGTCCAGCAGGAAGCTGGACTTCTGGAACTCGTCGATCACCTGGACGTCGACGTCGTCGGTGGCGTTCAGCTTCGCCTGGGCGAGCGTTACGGGCATGGCCTTCTCCTAGGGTTATGAGCCGTTCTTGGCGAGACGGGCGGCGACCGCCTCACCGAGGCTGGCCGCGGCCTTCTTGGCTGGCTTTCGGGCGCCGCCGTCGGCGTCGCCCTGGAATCGCCGGCCGCCCTTGCCCGTCGCGGGCGCGGCCAGGTACGGGTCGCTCTCCAGCAGGTCGTCGATCAGTTCGCTGATCGCCTCCCTGTCGGGGCGGCCCTTGGCGTCCTTGGGGATGTCGGCGAGGTCCTCGCCGAGCAGCTGCGCGACCCGGTTGGGGTTGGCCAGGCGGCCGGCGGCAGCGGCGATGGCCGCGGCCTCGACCCGCTCGGTCCACACCTCAGCGCGGGCTTCCTCGCGGGCCCGCTCACGGATGGCCTCCGGGTCGTTGTCGTCGCCGTCCTGATCGCCGTCCTTCGCGGGCGGCTGCTTGGCGGCGTCGCGGGCGCCCTTCTGCCGCAGCTGGGCCTTGAGCTGCCGGTTCTCCCGGCGCAGTTCGCGCAGGGCCTTGACGCCCTTGTCGCCCAGCTTGGCGTCCTCCTCGTCGCCGTCACCGTCGGCGCCGTCGTCGGAGTCGTCACCGTCGTCCGAGCCGTCGCCGTCCTCGGCGTCGTCTCCCGTCCCGCCGTCACCGGCGCCCCCGCTGTCGCCGCCATCGGCGTAGCAGGTGAACGGGTCGGCGTAGGGGTGCGCCCAGGCGGACGCGTCGGTGACGGCGGCCAGCAGACGGCGGCGGGTGTGCTTGAGCATCGCGCTCCTCGAGGAACGGCGGGCGGCATCGCGCGGCCCGCGGGGGTCAGGTCAGGTAGCCGAAGCGCCGCAGCATGCGGATCGCTTCGTCCCGGCTCTCGGCAAGCCGGTAGATCTCCTCCGGCATCAGCCGCGGCGTGCGCAGCTCGAAGCGGGGGAGGCCGCGCCGCACGTCGACGCGGTCCCGGGCGAAGGTGACGCCCGTGCGCTGCTGGGTGCGGTCGCGTTCACGGCGGTAGAACTCGCCGCGGCGGGTCGTGCCCTCCGTCGTGGCCCGCACCCGGCGGCCGTAGGCGGTCATCGTCGTCATGCCCCGGCGGGCGTTGACGATCTGAGCCATGTCGGCGCCCTCGCGGATCGCCCGCGCGCCAGCCGTGCCGAATACGCGGTCCTGCTCTCTGCGGGACAGGCCGTTGAAGTAGGCGTTCGGGTCGAGAAAGCCCCGCCCGCCATGTCCGGGCCGGGTAGTCGGCGTGAACCGGTCGCTGTCCAGCGAGCCGCGCTGGTGTTGCCGGCGGGCGATCAGCGTCGTGGGCAGGTGGATGCAGTCGCACTTCGGGTGCCGCTGGAAGCCGGTGTTCCAGCCGTACTCGCGGCCCGCCAGGATCACGCACCGGGCGCAGGCCGGAGGCTGCACCACCCTCACGTAGCCCTGGATCGTGCGCCGCCCTGCCATCGCTGCACCGGTCGCACCGCGCCCGGCGTCGGCGACCTGCGTGGCGGTGATCCGCAGCATCGACGCGAGCGCCGACCGTCCGGCGTCCCGTGTGGACTGCCCGGCGAGCATGCGGACTTTCCACTCGATGACCGGCTGGTACAGCAGCGACACCAGCGGCCGGCCGTCCGACGCGATCCCGGCGAACGCACGCGGGTCGACGGCCCCCGCGGCGTCCGGGTCGGCGCCCTCGGCCCGGATCACGGCGCTGACGTAGGGGTCTGCGAGCATCGCGGCCTGCGTCTGCGCCTCGACCAGCGCGGACATCAGCAGCGGCGCCGCCTGGCCCCAGGAGCGGCTGATGTCGGCCTGGTCCAGATTCCGCCAGACCGCCTCGACCCGGGCCATCGCCCGCTGCGACAGCGTCCGGACCCGCGCGTAGTGAGCGAGTGCCAGGTCCCGCGTCGTCATGCTCACGGGACCAGGACCTCATCGTCCACGCCCTCGACCGCGGCCTCGGTGAAGTCCTCCTCGCCGGGCGGCTTGAACGCGAGCGCGCGGGCCGCCCGCTCGGCGTCGGCCTCCAGCATCCGCTCCATGCGGTCGATCTGGGTCGGGGTGTATCCGGCGTCCTCCATCAGCTGCCGCCACGGCACGCCCAGCGACTTCTTCTTCAGGACGGCGTCGATGTGCTGGGCCTCGGTGCGGTACTCGACGTCCCGCCAGATCGTCTCTGCCAGAGGGTTCTTGCCGCGCTTCTCGTCGCCCTTGACCAGGAACGCGAGGCGCATGACCTCCTCCCAGTCCTCGCCCAGGAACGTCGTCTTGATGCCGCACTTCGAGGCGAGGCCGGCCTCGGCGGCCGTCAGCGCGTCCGCCGAGACGTTCTGGATCTTGCCCATGAAGTACGTGGGCGGGGTCCGGGACAGGGCGCTGATGTGCTCGGTCAGCAGGTTGATCCCGGCGACGAAGTTGGACAGGTCGGCGGCCTCGAAGTTGCCGAACTTGGCGTCCTTGTTGGACGCCCGCAGCATCTTGTTCACCGCGAGGCGCCACAGATCCGGATCGTCGATCTCCTGCCCGGTCAGCGGGTCCTTCGGCAGGTCGATGCCGGTGCCCCAGCGGGCCGGGAACGCACCCGCCTCGCTCGCGGTCAGCATGTCGGCAATCAGCTTCGTGACCGCGATCTGGATCGGGATGACCTGCTTGTGTTCCGGGGTCGGTTCGTCCGTCAGTCGGGGCCGGTTGCGCAGCTCGACCATCGGTACCAGGTTCAGCGGGTTGTCGATGCGCTGCTGATCGGGTTGGTCGCCGCGCGGTTCCCACTGGGACAGGGACAGCGACGACGGCAGGACCAGCCCGGACGCGGAGCGCACCCGGCGCCACTTCCACAGCTCATCGCGCAGGTACAGGGTCGAGTACTGGTAGCCGTCGTCACCCTCGAAGCGCTTCAGCGCCGCCTTGCGCTTGCGGCGGCTGCCCGGCTCGTAGGCGACGATGCACTGGGTGGCGTCTTCCACCGTGATCTCGGGCTCGACATCCTCGGCGTCCGGGTTCTCCGCCCACACCAGGACGAAGGAGCGGGACTTCACCGCGGCTTCGGTGTGGGCGACGCGCGACCAGGCGTCCATGTTCGAGGACTGCCAGATCCGCTGAGCGTCCTTGTCGGCGGCCGGAGGGTCCTTCTCGTCCCCGGTGCCGAAGCGGAAGCCGACGGGGCACAGGCGCTCGCTGGGGGCGTCGCAGACGACTTCGGACCAGTTGTCTGAGAAGCCCTGGAACAGGCCCCCGAACGCTGCCTTGAACCTCTCGGAAGCGAAGCCGAGGTTCTGGCTGCCCTTATAGATGTCGTTCCACAGGATGATGGAGGCCTGCCGGCGGTCGAGCTCCTGCTCCAGCACGCTGGTGATGCGGAGGGCTTCCTGTGCGGTCACGGCCACGGGCGAGACCTCCTATCCGTAGGCGGAGAAGCTGTTGGACGTCTGGGCGGCGTCCAGCTTGAGGACGTCGGCTCGGGCCTCGACGGCCAGCGCTGCGGTCACCGCGCTGTCGATCTTCCGGTCCTGGGACGGCTTGGCGATGGCGATGCCGGACGGCCTCCTGACCGGCTTGGCGTTGCCGACGTGCTCGGCCATGGACGCGTTGCCGTCGTGGGTCAGCTCTCCGCCCATCACCGACGTCTTCAGCCGGTCCAGGGCCGGGCACATGCGGGTCGCCACCCGGGTCTCGAAGATGAGGAACGTCTCCTCGCCGAACTCGGCGGCCCACGCGTCGCACTCGTCGCGCCAGTCCGGCGGGTCCGCGTAGGCGCGGGCCACGCTGTACGTGGCGAAGACGTGCGACATGCCGGCCTTGACCTCGGCGCGCGGCACCCGCCAGGAATCGGGGTCGCCGTCGTCCCACTTCGTCCAGATCATCGGCCGCCCGTCGGGGAACCGCGGGGTGAAGACGTAGCCGTCCGAGACGCGGCAGGCCGTGATGGCCGTGCAGTCGTCGTGGTCGCTGCCGTCGAAGCCGACGGTGATCCGCTCGCCCGGCTCGACGTCCTGCGGCAGCTCGCAGCGCTCCCAGGCGGCCTTGGACAGCCACGTCTCCGACAGCGAGACGGGCAGGTTCAGGAAGTACCGGCGGAACTTCGCCCGGTCCTGGGTCGGCTTGTGCGCGAGCGTGACCATGCGGTCGAGGTCCATGTGGGCCGCGAACGGCCCGTAGGCCGCCATCAGGCCCCGCTTCAGTTCGGCCGGGTCCTCGTAGGGCGCGTCTTCCAGCAGCGTCGACGGGGCCGCCTTGTGGTCGAAGTACAGCCGCGGCGCCTTCTTCGCCTTGAAGTTGCGGTGCGTGCGCTCGGCGATGGAGTCCTCGCCGATCGCGTACATGGTCGACGTCTGCAGGAACCACGGCTCGGCGGCCTTGCGCTTCATCGTGTTCCGCTCGACCGTCTCGTACATGTCCCGTAGCTCTGGCAGCACGTACAGGTGCGTCTCATCCGCGACGCTGAAGCTCTCCTTGCCACCGTCCTTCGACGCCGAACTCGCGGTCGACGGCCGGATCTCCCCACCGTCCGGCAGGAACACCCGGGTGCTGGACTGCCAGTCGTTGCCGATGTCGACGCCCGGGTAGTCCTCTGCGAGACGCTCCGAGTGGGACAACATGTAGGTGACGTTCGCGTAGGTGTTCCCGGCCTGCGACTCCTCCGTGGCCAGGCACCGGATGAACGGGTACGTCACCGGGCGGCCGACCGGCTCGCCCACCTCGTAGACGTACCCCCAGTCCGAGACCTCGCCGGCCTCCGCCCAGTGGTCGAAGCGGACCGGGGCCAGCGACTCGGCCACCACGATCATCCCGGCGACCTCGGACTTGGCCCGGCCCTTCGCCCGGGACAGCATTGCCTCGTCGAACCGGCGCCGCCCCTGCCCGTCGATCGCGTAGACGCACGCGAGGAACGTGAGCATCTCCGAGTCGAGTTCGATCTCCTGGCCCTGGACGTCGCCAGGGCCGTGGGGGAGGTAGTACTCGATCCAGTCCGCCAGGGCGTAGCCGAGGGAACGGCGCGGCCCCGGCGTCCTCATTCGTCACCGACCGCCCGGAGCCGCTGGCGCGGGTCGTCCTTGCCCTGCCGGGCCGCCGCGCGCTCGGCCGCGCGCTCCGAGCCCTTGCCGACCTCGGGGTGCCCCAGCGACCAGCGAAGCCGCAGCCGGTCGGCCGGCGTGCCGCCGATCGAGGCCTCGTTCAGCCTGATCTCGGACAGCAGCTCCTTGGACGGTTCCTTCCAGTACTTCTCGACCAGCTCGGCGAGCATGTGCAGCCGCTGCCAGTCCGTCGCCAGGAACGTGGCCGCCTGGGGGGAGTGGCGCCAGGTCTCGTACCAGCCGAGCGTGCGGCTGTCGTAGTCGTGGCCGCCCGGGAAGTCCGGGGACGGGCCGGTGTAGCCGTCGGCGGGCAGCACGGTCGTCGCGACCGGGTCCGCGTTCTTCCGCCGGCGGTTCGGGGACGGCGTAGGGCCGACTCCTGCCATGAGGTCCTCCTAGCGCCGTCGCGGCGCGTTCGGCCCAGCCGTCGCGGCGCGGGCAGCAGTCACAGCGGGTGATCCACGAGGGGGCGAACGGGACCCCCAGACCCGTACTCGTAGCGAGTCACCTCCCCGGCGGTCCCTCAGATGATCATGGCCGGGGCCTCCCCCCGGGGGTCCAGTCGCGCACAGTCACGACCGCTCGGCCTGGTCAGACTCCGAGCCGGCCCCGGGGTAGCCGTGCTGGGCGAGGGTCTCCACCTGGGTCACGGATCTCCGGACGGTCACGCCCTCGCCCCTGTCCAGGTCGACGAGCACCTTGCCGTCGGCACCCCGCTGGTACTCGTGGAAGACGATCACCGTGCGGCGCCCGACCCGCTCGACCGTGATGCCGGGCCTGTCCGCCACGTCCTTGGGCACCAGGCCGTTGGCCTCGGCCCACGCGCACAGCGCCGCGCGGTGCCGTGCGATGTCCTCGGCTGTGATTGTCTCGATGACGCGTGTGCTCACCTGTTCCACCCTCCTGGCTGGTGTCTGGCTGTCTCGCTGGAGTGACACGGCCCGCACAGTCCCCGCCCGTGGGCTGGGTCGTCGGGGTCCTGGCCGCGCTCAACCAGCTCGCGTCTGCTCAGTGGCCAGTGGTCGGCGTGACGTGAGGGCTGGCCGCACGGTGTGCCGTGGCCGTGGCTGGTGTCGGTACACCGGCATGACGGGTGACGGGCGAGGACGCCGGGCCGGAACCGCTGCTCGTGCTCGCGGCCGTAGCCGCGCTGCCGTGCGGTGCCGCGCTGCTGCTCGGCTTCCTGGCGGTGCTGGGGGCAGCGGCCGGCGGGGGTGAGGTGGGGGCAGCCGGGGGCAGAGCAGACGGTGAGGGCCTTGCGTCTGGCCACGGACACCTCCTTGGCAGGACGTCATCGTCAGTGGTCCTGACGGCAGCGCGGCCCGGCTCCAATCCGGGAAGCTGAGGGCCGCTACCCCTCCTCCGCGCTGCCGTGAACCAGGGTCGCCCGTCAGGGCTTGTACGTGGTGTCGAGCATGTAGAGCGTGGCGCCGACCTCGGTGGTCTTCGCGGTGGCTTCGGCCTCACAGGCGGTGGCCATGTCCTGCTGGAACCTGTCGACCGCGGTGTCCTCGGGCAGGTCTGTGGCGCCGTCGGCCGAGCGTGCGCCGCTGAGCATGTCGGCGGCGAGGACCCACTGTTGGTGTTCGTCGAGGGCGGTGAGGTAGTCGCTGCAGGTGGTGCTGCTGTAGGGCGTCGTCCAGGTCTGCTCGTACTTGCCGGGCTTGGCCGGTTCGGGCCGGGTGGAGGGCGCGGTGGTCTCGGATCCGGTGGCCGGGACGTCCGGCTCGGGCGAGGTGCTACAGCCGACGAGGGTGAGGAGCACGATCGCGAGGGCGGCGGTGGTGGCGTGTCTGCGCATCGGCCCAGCCTGCCGACGCTGTGCACAGCCTGTGGATGAAGTGACCTTGCTGTGACACGGCGAAGGCCCGCACGAGGCGGGCCTGTCGGATCCAGCTGCGCCCGATTCCGGGCATGACTGTAGGGCCAAATCGTGGCGCATGGATTGCCGCGGGTCAAGCGGCCCTGGCTACACGCTGGCCAGGGCGTGTCGGCTTCGTGGCTGCGCGGGCGGCCTGGACGTCGGCGACGCGGTAGACGGGCCGCTTAGGGGTGCCGCCGCAGCGGGTGAGGATGCCGCGCCGTACCCAGTCGCGGATGGTCGCGGGCTGGACGCCGGCGGCGAGTGCGGCGAGGGAGGTGGTGAGGGTGCCGGTCGGCGGGTGTACGTACTCCATGATCCCCATCATGCCCCTGCCCCCGTCGGGGCGCTGTTCCCGACGAGGGCAGGGTCTGAGTCGCGGCGGGCAGCCTGTCCGCAATCGAACTTGTTGGTCCGTTCACGGTACGGCCGCCCACTGACATTCAGTGGCTGTGCGGCGGGTGCCACCAGCCGCACGTGCCGCAGTACACGAGGTCTGCCGCGACACGGATGAGGGCGTGGATGTGGCGTCGCATGGGGTCTCCAGGGTGATCTACGGCCTGCTCTACGCGGGGTCTACAGCCCCTTCCGGGGCTGGCTGACCTGCGTCTACAGGTTCGGCGGGGGTGTCTACGGGGGTGGGGGAGAGGAGGGCCGCGACGTCGGCAGCCTTGATGCCGCTGCGGCCGGTCTCAGCGCCGATGCGGAGGCTCTTGTGGATGGGGATCTCGCACCAGACGAGGAGCGCGCGGAGGCGTGTGTCGTCGAGGTGGGCGGCGGCCGGGCGGGCCTGGAGCTCGGCGTAGAGCTCGCGGAGGTGGATGCCGGGCCGGTCGCCGATGAGTGCCTGGACGCCGAGGAGGAAGCGCCGTTGGAGCTCCTCCTCGGTGGGCGGTACGGGCGGAACGGGGCGTCCGGCGCGCCAGGCGGCGAGCGCGTAGGCCCCGGCAGTGATGGCGAGGAGCCGGGGTTGGTCGTGGGCGGTGCGCCAGGCCATGAGGCTGCCGAGTGCGGCGCCGCTGATCCGTCCGGAGAGGGGCCAGGTGCGGGTGCGGGCGAGGAGCTCGCGGTGGCCGGCGGCGAGGCGGCGGGGGTGGATGCGGTGGACGGCGAGGCGGGGCCGCCCGCGCCCCCATCGGGGGACGGGCGGCAGTTCGAGGGTGTCGGACTCGGGGTCGAGCGCCACGGTCAGAGCGTGCCGGTCATGTTGGCGACCATCTGCGCGATGTTGCCGAAGAACATGCCGATCATGCCGCCGAACTGGGTGCCGCTGAGGGAGAGGCCGAGGCCGAGGCAGACGATCGCGGGCGGGATGTTCAGCTTCTTGGTGTCCTTGCCGTGCTTGTGCATCCACCAGGCGACGAGGGACAGGACGATGATCAGGAGGACGGAGATCGGGACGGAGCCGCCCTGTCCGGTGACGGCGGCGGGGGCGGCCATGCCGTGGGTGGTGGCGGTGTCGATGGCGGCGAGAAGCGTGGTCTTCACGGGGGTGTCCTCAGTAGGAGAGCGCGACGGTCGCGGCGACGAGCAGGAGGGCGGCGAGGGTGATGCGCGCGGTGATGCGGCGCGCGGTCGACCCGGCCGGGGCGAGGCTGCAGGCGATGAGGCCGAGGGGAAGCCCGAAGAGGCCGTAGTAGCCGAGGGCGTGGAAGGTGATCACAGGAATCCGCCCTCCATCGGGCGCGGTTCCGGCGGTGGCTCCGTCTTCTTCTGCTTGGCCCTGGAGAGGACCGTTCGGACGTAGGGCTCGTCGACGGCGAGGCGGTTGATGCGCTGGACGCGCTCGACGATGTCGGCGGCCTTGGTGCCGGGGCCGAGGGCCTCGGCGGCGGTCAGAATCGCCTTGGCCTTGGTCGGGGCCGGAAGGGGTGTGACCTGCGGCGCATCATCGTCCGCATCAGGCGCATCATCGCGGTCGAGGTCGGCGGTTGCCGGGGCCCGGCCGAGGACGAGGATGACGTCAACGGCGTCCACCACGACGCCGTGCTCGACGAGGATGGAGGCGAGCTCCGCCGGTTCCGCATCAGGGTGCGCATCGCCTACGAGGGCGATGGCGTCCTCGTACTCCATCTCGGCGAAGCGACGCCGCAGGACCTCCCGAGCGTGGTTCCGGGTCGGGGCGGGTGCCTTCGGCTCCGGGTCCGGGGCGGGTGCGGGCGCGCCCATCATCGTCCGGAGCGCGGTGTCGGCGCCGGCGGCGACCCGAGTGCGCTGGACGCCGAGCAGCTCGTCGGAGAGCTCGGCGTCTCCGGCGCCGATGATGCGGGCGATGCGCCACGTGGCGCGCTCGGAACGCCAGCGGGCGACGCGTCCGGGGTGCCTCTCGGCGCGGGCCCAGTGGTAGGCGAGGGACCTGACCGCGTCCGCGTTGCGGCGGGCGACCTCGGCGTCCGCACGGGTGCGGTAGACGACGATGCGGCGGGCGACGAGCCCGAGCCCCTCGGCGGCGCCGCTCATACCCATGGGGGTGATGGCGTAGACGACGGCCTCGGTGACGCTGTCGGCGACGGCGAGGCCGATGACGGACGCGGCGGCCGGGGCGAGCCAGAGGCCGAGGCGGACGGGGGCGGGGGCGGCCTGGCCGAGCATGGTCAGGCCGACCATGACGAGGGCGAGGACGAGGGTGACGCCCTCGCCGGCCGCCACTGCGCCGATGGCGGTCTCGGCGCGGCCGAACTCGATGGTGACGTTGGTGAAGGTGGCCCAGCCGCCGCCGGCGCCGACGGCGACCATCGGGACGGCAGCGGCGGCGAGGACGGCGATCTGTCCGCCGCTGAGTTCGCGGGTGGTGGTCACGGCGTCCGGCCCTCCTCGGCGTCGAGGGTGGCGACGAGGGTACGGAGCGCGTGCTCCAGGTCGACCGCGGCGTAGAGCATCGCGGTGCGGCTGTGGATGTTCGCGCTGCCGTGGCGGTCGAGGGCCTTGCGGGCGATGTGGAGGGCCGTCTCGATCGGGACGGCGCCGGGCGGCAGCTCGGTGCCCGGGGTGTGAAGCGGCATGGGCTCGGGGGCCGGGAAGGCACCGGCGCGACGACGGCGCGGCAGGAAGCGCATCAGGCGGCCCTCCGCTGCTGCTTGTCGAGCGTGGCCCGGACGGGCGCCGCGTCGGCGTAGTCCTGGGCGCAGTCGGCCAGCGTCGCGGGGGCGTCGATGATCGTGCTCGGCCGCGGGGTGCGGTCCGGCTCGGCCGGGGGGTCATACGTGGGGGTGTCCATCAGGCCGTGACCCCCTCGGCGATGAGGCGGAGGAGAGCGGCGTACTCGCCGCGGGTCTGCTCGTCACGGACAAGGGGCATCGCGGCGAGGAGGTCCTGCTCGGCGAGGTGCGCGGCGACCGTGGCGCCGTGCAGCCTCTCGGCGAGGACGAGGGGGCGCGCGAGGCGGATACCGCTGTTCATCGCGGCGCCGGGGGCGACCCGGTCGAGGTCGTCGGCGACCTGGACGAGGAGCTGACGGGTTTCCTCCGTCAGCTGCTCCGGGGGTACGGGCAAGGGGGTGCCCGTGAAATGATCGGCCATGGCCGTGTCCTCCTGGTGAAGTCAGGATGGGCGTGGTCGGAGGGTCGGGCGACGCGGCCGCTCCGGGTGTTCCACCACCCGGGAGCTGTCGCCCGGCCCTCGCTTATGTGGTTGTGGCGTGCTTCTTGATCGCGTTGTTGATGGCGGTCCAGCTCTTGCCGGTGTCCTTCGCGACGGCGTACACGCTGCCGAGGTCGGCGACGCCGTCGGCGAGGGCCTGGGCCCTGCGCACGGCGGCTTCCAGCAGTTGGGACTGGAGCTGTTCCACCAGCTCGTCCTCCCGCGCGAACCGCACCCGCCAGGGGTCGGTGTTCACGTCACAGACGCTATCACAGGGGGGTGTGATAGTCGAGGGTGTCGCCACTCAACTCGCCTGTGCGATAGCCGTGTTCGACTCCTCGTAGGCGATCCAGTCCCGCAGCGCGGTCCAGGCGTGCGGCTCGTACACCGTCCCGCACCACCGGCACGTCACTGCCCGGTCGCCGGGGTAGTGCTTCAAGGGCGCGCCGCAGATGCCCTCGGCCTCGTGCTCGCTCACCAGCTGCGGGCACATGCCGAGCCGGGTGCCGCGCTCCTCGGCCAGCCGCGGGTGCACGACACTCGCGGCCGATCCGTGGAGGTCTCGGATCGTGCGGGCGAGGTCGCCGGCGTCGGGCCAGGACTCGGCGGCCCAGTCGAGGGAGTGGGCCAGGCCGCCGGCAGCCAAGGTGACGCGGTTGAGGATGCCGACCCCGAGGGTGGGCGCGGCCCATTCGCGGGCCGTGTGCAGTGCCGCGCGCTGCTTCTCCAGGATGCCGACCATGCCGCCGGGGCCTCTCAGGTCGAGGACGTGCTCGACGACGGGCATGGGCGCCTCGACGGCCGGACCGTGGCCGCCGTGCTGCGCGCCGCGGGCCGCGGGCGGGAGGAAGGCGGCCAGCGCGCGGTACAGGGCGGGCATGCGGAGCAGCTGCTCGGCGAGGGTGCGGGTGCAACCCTTGCAGAGATATCCGTCGGTGGGGTGGGTGTCGCACATCTGGCAGGGGGTCACGGCTCCTCCGGGTGGTTGCGGGCGGTCGTGGGTCGCTCGGCGGCGAGCTGCCGGACGGCGTGGGGGAGGTCGGGCCAGGGCACGGTGCCGCCGAGTTCGCGGCGGACGGCGTTCAGGTAGTGGCCGAGGGTGTCGCGTTCCGTCTCGGTCTCGACGATGGCGGCCTCGGCCGCGCGGGTCCGGTCCTGCTCCTCCTGGAGGGCGCGCTCCAGGCCGACGAGGGTGGAACGCAGCGCGTCGGAGGCGGCGAGCTCGGCGTCCATGTACTCGCGGAGGAGGGTGGCCTCGGCCTCGGACAGCCGGTCGAGGCGGTCGAGCAGGACGAGGAGGGTGTCGCGGCGCGCGGCGCGGTCGCGGGTACGGGCAGTGCGGGTGGCGGAGTGGCGGTTGCTCATCAGTCCTCGTCCTCCTCGTCGGGGAGCGGGTAGCCGGCGGCTGCGAGCCGGTCGGCGAGGTCGTTGCAGTCGAGGCCGCCGACGTCGTTGGACTCGATGACGTACTCGGTGACGATGCGGAGCACCTCGGCAGCGGCCTGCTCCTGCGGCAGGTAGCGCGTCCAGCCGTCGAGCTCCGGAGAAGCGTGGTCGACGAATTGCCCCTGCATGTTCGCGACCGGCATGAACCACGGACCATTGCCGGGGTCGTAGAAGGCGATGCGGCGGTAGCCGTCCGTGGAGAGGCGGAACTCGAAAGCCTCGGGCTCGGTCATGGGTGGCTCCTGGTGGTCAGGCGTGTTCGGGGCAGAGGTCGCGGCCGTCGCGGCGGCGTCGCCATCCCTGGTCGCGGAGGAAGGCGCGGAGGGCACGGTGGTGGGGCATCGTGACGGGCGCGAAGCGTTCGGCGTCGCACTGCTCGCCGTTGGCGCCCTGGTGGTCGCAGCGGATGGTGGGGATGACGCCGGCGGACACAGTGGCTCCTTGGGTGGGCCGGGCCGTGGTGTGCGGCCCGGCAGACGGCGAGGGTCAGGCGGGTCGGGTGCAGGACTCGTGGGTGTCGCACCGGCACCGGCCGCAGGCCTCACACCGCTCGATCGCGGCGGTGTCGCAGGCCGGGCACATGCCGGGCTCGTCGGCCTTGTGCTTGGGGCAGAGGTCTCCAGCCACGCCGCAGTCCCAGCCCGCGTTGTCGGTGAGGTGCCGGCGAGCCACGCCGTACCGCTCCAGCTGTGTCATGCCGGTGTGGACGACGTAGTCGCCGAGGGCGGTGGTGCCGCAGTCGTCGCAGTAGATGCCGATCTGGCAGGGGTACGCCTCCTCGCCCGGCGGGACATCGGCGGCGGCGAGCAGTTCGGTGAGGCCGAGGGGATGGGTCATGGGGTTCTCCCTGGTGTGTGGTGGGATGGATGGTGCGCCCGGACCTGATAGCGACAGGTCCGGGCGTTCACGCGGCGGGCAGGATGAGCGAGCCGAGGACGGACGCGACGCGGTCCGTGTCGATGAGGTCGGCGACGTCGCCCGCCGTGCTGCCCCGGGCGACCTTGAGACCGAGGCGGCGGCAGAGGCCGAGCTGCTTCGGGGACGGCTGGCTCATCCGCCACCGGGCCTCGCGTGCGACAAGGGCGCTGGAGGCCGATCGTTTGGCCTGCTGCTCCAGCCAGGCCAGTGCCTCGGCCAGCGGCCGGGCCGCGTCGTCCCGAGGCGCGTCGATGCCGCCGGCCGTCGTCCAGCGGCGCATCCGGTACAGCCGGGTCTCCGGGACTCGCGCCAGGAAGAGCACCTGGTCGTTGGCGACGCGGATGAACCAGACTCCGGCCGGGGTCCGGAGCCACCGAACGGCGGACGAGCCGAACAGGTTGATCTCCTCGGCCTCGACGCGCGCGGCCAGCTGGCGGCGCTCGGCGGCGACGGCGGCCTCCTCGGCGACTTCCCGCAGGCTCTTGCCCTCCTCGGCCGGCGCGAGCTCGCGCGCGGTCAGGTCCACCATGCTCGCGAGCTTGTGGCGGGTGGCCGAGCCCATGACGTCCAGGAGGAGCGCATCGGTCTTGCCCGGGGCCGGCCGGAGACCACGGCCGACCATCTGCACGTAGAGGCCAGGGGACTTGGTCGGGCGGGCGACGACGATGCACGACGTGTGCGGGGCGTCGAACCCCTCGGTGAGCACCATGCAGTTGGTGAGGACCTGGACGTCTCCGGCGGTGTACTGGGCGAGGGTCTCGCGGCGCTCGTCGCGGCCCATGTCGCCCCACACCGGGGCGGCCGTGATGCCGGCGGAGCGCAGCGACTCGGCGGCGGCCTGTGCGGTGGCGACGGTCGGGGTGAAGACGACACCCGGACGGTCCGGAGCGTGGTCGACGTAGGCCGCTGCGATGGCGTCGAGGGCGCCGGAGTCCTCCAGCGCGCGGCCGAGCTGTCCGTCGACGAGGTCGCCGCCGCGAGTGCGGACCTTGTCGAGGTCGAGGGTGTCGACGGTGATCCGCTTGCCCCGGACGTCGCAGAGGTGGCCGTCGCTGATCATGTCGAGGATGTCGAGGGTGTACGCGACGTCCTGCCAGACCTCGGCGAGGCCGCCGTCGGTGCGGGTAAGCGTCGCGGTGAAGCCTGCCACCGGGATTCCGCGCCAGGCGCCGAAGTGGTCGAGGACGTCCATGTAGGTGCGGGCGGCGGCGTGGTGGCACTCGTCGACGATGACGAGGCCGATGTCCCGGATGGCCTGTCGGCGCTTCTCGACGGCGAGAGTCTGGACGCTGGCGACGATGACGTCCACGTCGTGATGCTCGTCGCGCTCGGCCTTGACGATGCCGACGCGAAGGTCCGGGCGGACGGCGCGGACCTTCGCGGCGGCCTGCTCGATGAGCTCCTCGCGGTGGGCGATGACGAGGGCGCGCTGCCCGTTCATCTGCGGCAGGCACTCGCTGATCAGGTTGGAGAAAACCACGGTCTTCCCGGCGCCGGTCGGCAGGACGACGGCAAGCCGGTTCGGGCCGGCGGCCCAGCCCTGGCGGAGAGCGGCGATGGCCTCGCGCTGGTACGGGCGGGGGGCGAAGGGGTTGGTGGTCATGGGTCACCTCGTTTCGGTTGCTGGGGATCTGCGGGGAGTGCGGGGAGTCCCGGGAGTTGCTGCGGGTAGTTCACCGGGTACGCCGTACAGGGGCTGAGCTGCGATGTCGCGGGTAGTGCGGGGAGTTGCGGGGAGTTCCCCTTAGCCCCTCGTGTCGGAGCTCTTCCGGTTGTCGTGATCGCTGCACCGCATGTGTGGTGTGCGGTACGTGTGTGGTGCGCGTGCGGTAGAAGGAGTGGCGGGAACTCCCCGCAAGTCCCCGCCTCCCCGCGTCCTTGCTGGTGGCGGCCGGTGCGGGAGTCCTGCGGAAGTACCCGCAGACGCGGAGGGACTTCCCGCACTCCCCGCATCGGCCGCCACGGTCAGGCCTCGTGCGTGCCGGTGCCGCCATCGGCGTGGACCTCGACTCGCCAGAGGTTCTGTTTCTTGTGGGAGTCGTAGACCCGGACCACCTTGTGGGTGCCGAAGTAGCGGCCGGCCCGGGACTTGAGCCAGAGCCCGAGCTGCTTGCTGGAGGGCGCCTCGCCGTCGCGCAGGCGCGGGACGTGCTCGGGGAGCCCTGCGACTACCCGTCCGACCGGGACCGGGTCGCGGCCGAGCTGCTCGTCCCACATCTCCAGGAAGGCGGTCCACTCGGCGAGCTCGTCGTCCTGGTCGAGGGCGGCGTCGCCTTGGTCAGAGTTGAAGCCGGTGACGCCGAGGTACCCGAGGAGGCCGGCGATGAGCGTCGCCCACTCGGAGTAGTCGCCTTTCCGGGTACGGATGCGCGGGGCGCCGGCGGCGAGCCATGACCGGACGAGCGTGACGAGCGCGGCGACGAGGGTGGACGCGTGGTCGCGGAGCCACGGGCGCAGGTCGCCAACAGTGAAGCCGTCGCGCTGGTCGGGGTTCGGGCAGTCGGGGTCGAGCCGGACCCACATGACCCTGCGGCCGTTGTCCGCGCTCGTCCGGAGCCCGTTGCCGGTGGCGACCCAGACGCGGTCGTTGCGCATGGTGACTTTGCCGGTGGCGCCGAGGATGCGGTCGCCCCACGTCTCGCCGGTGAGCAGCGCGGACAGGACGCTGCTCCTGAGCACGTAGCCGTTGGGCAGGTTGTCGAACGCCACGACCGGCGAGCCGGTGGTGTAGAGCTGCGTCGTGATCGACTTCCTGAGCTCGGTGTCGTTCTCCGGCCATGCCGTGTCGGCCACCCCGTAGCAGTGCGCGAGGAGGTCTTTCAGCAGCGACTTTCCCGAGCCGGGCGCCGTCGCAGTGATGGCGGTCATGGGCGTAGGGCCGTGGAAGAACGGGCGGAGGATCGGCGTCAGCAGCGCGGCCATGAAGTGGGCCCGGTCGGACGCCGCTACCCAGGGGAAGTCGGCGAGGACCTGCCCGAGGACGATCTCCTTCGCCCGGTCCAGGCTCTCCGTCGTGACGGTCGGCTGCAGGCGGCGCACGGGCACCCGCGGAGCCAGGAACAGGCCGGTGGCCCGGTCGTACCCGGGGGCGGTGACGAGGGTGCCGTCCGGCCGGACGACAGGGGAGGTGATGATGCCCCGGAGCGGGGGCAGGGGCCAGTCCTTCCGGCCGAGCAGCGTGCCACAGCTCTTCGGCATGAGGAGCTCACGCGCCTCGGTCGGCACGCCCTCGGCGTCCCGCTTCACGGTGTAGGTGGTGACGTGGTCCGCGAGGTACGCGCGCAGGTTGTCCGTGGCCAACTGGTGGACCACCGGGTCCCCAAGGTCGTCCTTGTGCACCCAACAGGGCCCCGTGGAGCGCTTGTAGAGGTCGGGCAGGCGGCCGGCCGCCATCAGAGCGAGGATGCCGTCGATGCCGTCGGCCTCGTTGGTGATGTCCAGCTCGGGGCGGCTCGGCACGGCCTGGAGGTGCCGCTCCGGCGCCTCGCCCTCCTCCGGTTCGTATGCCGGGTCGAGGGCGGCCGAGCCGTCGGACCACGCCTCGACCGGCCGGGCCGGAGCGAGGCGCCGACGCTCCGGCTCGGAGCCGAACCCCTGGCGCCGCAGCTCGGCCGCCGCCGCCCTATGGTCGCCGCCGTGCCGCAGCAACGCGTAGGCCCCGAACTTGGTGTACGGAACCTCGGCCTGGAACTCGGAGGACGTCGTGAAGACGTACAGCCGATCGGCCGCGCTGTCCCGGCCGGTCGTCGCCTTCGGCCCGCGGGCGCCGTCGGCCCAGCCCCAGTAGGTGGTTCCGCCGACGGACCGGATCGGCCGGAACACTCCGTCGAGGATCTCCTCCCACGTGGCGCGCTGCTCGAAGTCCTCGCCAGGGCGCAGGCCGCCGCCGGGGAGCGGCGGTCGGTTGCTCTTCGGCGCGCTCTTCGGCGTCTCCGCCTTCGGGAGGGCGTCGACCATCCGGCAGACGGAGCGGACGGCGTCCATCTCGTCGGCGTGGATGGTCGGGATGGTGCCGGGGCCTCCGGCAATGCGCAGGTACGGCCGGCCGGAAGCGTGAACGGTCCCGCCGGACGGCTCGACGAGGCCGTACCCGCCCTCGCCGCGTGTCTCGACGAGCACGCGGACGATGCGGGTGCCGGGCTTCTCGGCGACGCGCTGCCGCTCCTCGGGGGTGTACTCGTGCTCCTCGGCGACCCGGGACGCCAGCTTGGTGTTCGGGGGGACCGGGGCGCCGTCGACGCGGACCCGGTAGTGGATTCCGCCGGACGGCGACTCGGTGGCCCACCCGTTCCGGATGGTGGCCCAGACGTCGCCGAGGCCGGACGCTTCCATGACCTCGGTGACCTCGTCGAGGACGCCCTCGCGGACGGCGAGGCCCTCGAACTCCAGCATCTCTACGGCGCCAGAGACGCCGCCGTAGATGACGGCAATGCCGCCGGGGCGGCCCCCGCCGAACCACTGGTCGTGGTCGGCGGGGGCGCTGCGCTGGGACTTGAACGGGGTCCAGCTGCGGACGGCCGGGCCCTTGGACCCGTCGGCTTTGATGGGGAGGACGCACAGACCTGCGGCGTGCAGCTCGGCCGCAGCGGCCCGCAGGTCTGTGGTCTGCTCGTCGCTCACTGAGTGATCTCTCCAGGGTGGTACTGGGCCAGGTGGAAGCCCCTGACGCGATCGATGAAGTCGGCGACTTCGGCGGCCCCACCCCGGGTGGGGACGCCACCCGGGCCGGGGATGAAGGTGTCGGCGGCGTAGACAGGGCCCTCGACGCGGTGAGGGCAGTTGGGGCGCAGGCACTCGTACCGAGCGCGCTGCCCCTCCAGGTCCACGCGCAGGGCGCCGAGGAAGGGGAAGGTCATCGGGCCCCCTTGGCCATGGCCTCCCGGAGGAGCTCGGCCCCACGCGCGATCACGGCGGCGGGGTCGCCGGACTGGTCGGCCTGGTCGAGGAGGATGGAGAACATCTCCCGCTCCCCGGCGGTCCTGGCGTTCCGGCCGAGCTCGCGGAGGCCGTCAAGCTGCTCGCCCTCGGTGTAGTCCGCGTAGATGTTGAGCAGGAGGCGCACGTCCAGCGCGGAGATCTGCGCGGGGTCGTACACGGTGTACCGCGCGGACTCTCCGGTCTTGAAGAAGGTGAAGAGCTGCACCCCGTCGGGGAAGGGGCACTGGAGGAACCGAGCCCGCTCCAACCGGCCGGTGGCCGGAACCGACTGTCCGGCGCTGCTCTCCGCGGTGTCAGTGGCGGGTGCGATGTGGTTCACGCTGAGGTTCATGCGGCCTCGTCTCGGGGAGCGGGCTGGTGGACGAGTACGCGGATGCGGGCGCGCTGGGCGTCGGTGAGCGGCGGGGCCTTGGCGACGAGGCGGTCGATTCGCTCCCAGTAGCCGGCGGGCCGGGGCGGCCGAACGGGGGTGGCCGGAAGGCGCTGGCCGACGGGCCGCTTTGCGCTGTCGGCGGGTGCTGCGATGATGGTCACGAGCGTTCCCTCTGGTCTGCTGCTACGCGGTTCGGGATGGTGCGTTCGCTCGAAGCCGCTGCGGTTGCGCCCGCTGCGGCTTCGCTGTTTTCCGGGGCGTCCGCCGGACCGACGAGGTCGGTGAGGGACAGGCCGTAGGTGGCGCACAGGACCACCAGGGAGTTGGTGCTCGGGGCGCTGAGGCCCCGACGCCACCGCGAGATGAGGGCCTGGTCCAGTCCGGTCCTCTTGGCGATGGCGTAGCCGCTGCGGTCCCCCTTCGAGGCGGCGGCTCGGCTGAGCGTTTCCGTACGCAGCCGGTACTTGGGCATGAGCGTCCTTCCTAGGGAGCATGCTGTACGTGCTTCCTGACAAGCACGCTACGTCTGATTTAGCGTCCTCGCAAGGAAGCTAAGCCTCACGGGAGTGACTGGTGTGCCCGGAATGCCGACAGATGGAAACTAGTTGCGTGCGCGCAAGGATCTTGCTACTTGTAGTGCAGCAAGTACTTGCTTGCTAGCGTGTACGTATGACGACTGAGGAGGACCCCGCCCCCACGCGGGCCCAGCGGTTCGGTCGGTACGTGTCAGATGCCGCCCGCAAGGCGGGATACGACATCGACAGTCCGCGTGGTGGGGGCAAGAAAGCTCTCGCCGCAGACGCGGGCATGGCCCCCGCCAGCGTGAGCCGCATGCTGGCCGGCCAGACCATTCCGGACCCGATGTTCTTCGAGTCTCTGGCGCAGGCACTGCACGTACACGTCGGGCGCATGCTCGTTGAGGCCGGCGTGATCTCCGAGGAATCCCTACGGGCTATCCCAGACGAGGGCCCGAGGCCCCCCCTGGATCCTCGCGAGGTCGCACGGAGCATCGGCATCACATCGCCCGAGATGATCGAGGCGTTCGCGACCATGACCGAAGCACTGGTGCAGAGGGAGCGAACCGCCAGCCAAGAGGCGAGGAGGAGCGCGTGAATGAAGCGCACATGGAAGAGGCAGACGAGCGGCCGGCCCTGCCGCCCATCTGGCGAGCCCTGAGCCAGGTCGAGAGGGTGGTGTGGCTCGTCGCGGCGGCCGGCGTGGCCGGGGGCCTTGCGCAGGTGACGGAGTGGACTCTCCCGCTCCTCGCCGTGCTCACGGTCGCCCTCATTGAGGCCGCCGTTGGCTGTTACGCGGTCTACTTGCGCTTGGCGAAGGCGCGGTTGGAGCGCACCTTGGCGGAGGCCAGGCGCGAGACTGTCGAACTCCGGGTACTGGCGGCCGCGCTGAGTGCCGAGCACGCGGCAAGGGAAGCCAAGCACTACGAGATGCTGCGCTACGAGTCTCAGCTGCGCGCGGAGGCGCATGCCCGTGAGGCGGCGGAGCGGCAGCGGAAGGCGGAGACCGTTTGTCTGGAGATTCGGGCCGAGCACCTCGGCCTCATCGTCGAGCGGACCGAGCTGAAGCTCGCCAACATTCAGCTGCGCCTGGAGCGGACCGAGGTGTGGCAGAGCGCTGCGGCTCTGCGGAGGGAGGCGGAGGGGAAGCTGGTCGACGCATACGCGCGTGGATACGTTGCGGGGCAGGCCGAACAGCCTTACGCCGGAGCGGGCGCTCCACGCCACCTACGCCTAGTCGAAGACACTGCGTAGATGCATGTGACCGGGGCGCCGCGCTCGGAGGGCGGCGCGCGTTAGTCGCTGGCGGAGGGGGCCGACACCCTCCGCCACAAGATCTCGATGCTTTCGTAGTCGAAGTACCCGCCGTCCGGCATCCTGCCCGGGCGGCTTTTGTGTACCCGGACGCGCATGAGCGTCCGGAGTACGTTGCGACGCTGCTCCAAGTCCAGCTGCTTCCACGCGGCCCGGACGTCCGGTACCCCCACCAGCGAGACGAGCGGATCCCGGGTCGCGGACCGCGCCAGCTGCACGTTGACGCCTTCGAGTTGGGCGCGCGCCGTGTCCGAACCCTGGGTGAACTGGACCATGTCGATTTGCCCTGAGCCGAACAGGGCGGCGAGGTCGGTGAGACGTCGCCGGATCTCCTCGCTCTCCTTCTGGAGGGCAGGGACGTCGATGCCCTCGGGGCTGGGCTGTAGCAGGTCGGCAGCGTCAGGCCGGGACAGCCTCTCGATGATGACGTCCTCGATGTACTCGTCCAGGCGTTCCACGCTGCGGGCTCCTCCGTGGTTGTCCGCGCAGCGGTAGCCAGGGAGCTTTGCCCGGCCGCCCTTTGTGACCCGCAAGGTCTTGGCACAGCCCGGGTGCGGGCACTCGTAGATGAGCGAGCCGAACCACTTCGGTGCAGCACCCGGGCTCGTCCTGCGGGTGGGGTCTTTCAGGACGGCCACGACCGCCCTGTGCTTCTCAACGGGGACGAGACGCTCCCAGAGCCCGGTGCCGACCTCCTCGCCCTTGTAGACGGCGATTCCGGCATTTCTCGGGCGCAGCAGCATGTCGCGCCCCTCCACATGTCCGATCGGATTCCCGCGTGGCGTGAGGAACCCCTTGTCGGCCAGCCACCGGATCCAGCTCCTCAGCGACTGCCCGGTGAGCAGCATGTCGTGGCCGTGCACGATGGCCGCGGCCTCTTCTGGGACGGCCTTGTTCATGTCGAGGACCGGCACCTCGGTCTCCTCGCCGGTCTTCTTGTCGACGGCCTTCTTCATCTCGCCCGTGGGCAGGCCCCACCCGAACGGGCGAATCCCGCCGCCCCATTCGCCAGCCATGGCCTTCTGCATGCGGGCACGCGCGACGCGCTCCGCCTTGTGCTCGGACTCGTGCCGAGCGACGGCACCGTGGATACGCGCGGTCATCCGGCCGGACGGCGTGGACAAGTCGAGATGGCCGGCCATGACGGTGTGCGTCGACACCCCATGGCGATCGGAGATGTCGATGTACTCCTCCAGCTCGGTGGGGGAGCGGTGCAGGCGATCGTTGTGCCAGGCGATGACGACGGTGGCTGAGCCTCCAGAGAGGTCGCTCAGCATCTGGCGGTAGCCGGGCCGCCTCTTTCCCGAGTAGGCGCTGATGTCGTTGTCGACGTAGACCTCGACGACGTCCCAGCCGTTGCGGGCGGCGAGGGCCTCGCAGTCCTCGCGCTGTCGGTCGACGCCGAGGCCGGCGCCGGTTCGGTCCTGGCTGATGCGGACGTAGATGACCGCGCGAGTGCGCTGTCCGGCTGGCGTTTTCGTCGTCTTCAT